TCACTTGTACAACCAAGACATATCATCCATACCGTGATTAAATTTAGGATCAAGGTGTTTGACCTGTGAAGGTTCTCTTAATTTATAAACGTTCGTTTGATTGATTTGATTCGACCCCTTAGAATTCGCTCCTAACGTATATGTAGGATTGTTTGGAATAGCTCTAGCGTCGATGCTTGACACTCCGGTCGCTTTTAACATCGCCATCGCCATGGCATATCCAGAATCATTGTTTCCTTGAGCACCTTCCGTCAACCAGCTTCCTATTGCAAGACTCATTATCAAATCGTCATGGCTATCCTTAGAAGCCATCGGCTTGTTACCATTCCATATAAAGGCCTGTAGTTGATCATATAGCCTTTGAGAATAACTTTTTAAAGTCTTATTACGGATCAATTCCTCTAATTTCGTAAGAATTTGTACTCTTGTTTTCTGGTTGGTAGGAAACCCAGGCAATTCATCTTGATTCAGCGGCGTGTAGTTCATTATGTCACCGCGATTGTTGTAATAGTACATCCTCGGATACCCGGTATCTCGAAGCTTAACGTTCACGAAATACCCAAACGTATTGTTCTCAGGACAGATCAATGCACCGTTGTATTTCTTGCCCCATTCTGCAAGTAGATCTGCAAACTTTTCTGGAGGTATCTTACCCATGTACTCAGCAACGACTTCTGACGTTTTGTAATCTAAAACATGAAAAGTAGAATAATCTGAAGCATCGCCTCGGGCGACGTCTGCTGACAAAACGTAGGTTTTTGCTGGATCTGGCTGCTCCCAAATCCAAACATTTCTATCAAATCCAGACTTTTCAAGAGGGGGTCTTATCATAGACCTTAAATCCTCTAGGTCTTCTGATTGCAAAAATGTGTCACCCGACGTGATGAAGTCACAAAGGTACTCTTGACTTACTTTTCTCTTTGGAAGATTACGAGTCTCTTTTACGAACCACGCCTCATCATGTTCAGGATGAACGGTCCACGGCAGTCTTATCGGATTGAACTCATTCGTTCCAGCTTCCGCCTCAACCCATAATCTGTAGTACAATCCACCGACACCATTTGGAGATGAAATAAGTATTGCATTACCACCTGTCGTCAGCGTGGGATACAAGCCTGTCCAGATCGTATCAAAGTCTCTAATGAATGCACACTCATCGACGATGAGAAGCGATAGAGACTCAGAACGACCTGCATCTTCTGACGTAGGAACTGCTTTTATTTGAGAACCATTGCTGAATGATATCTGCTGTTTGGACGGTTCAAAACGAGGCATCAACAACCACTTTGGAAGAGATTGAAGCATGACGTGAACCTTCTTAATGAAGTTCTGCGCAGTGGCCAGTTTTGTTGCGATGATAAGGATGTTCTTGTCCTTGTAGAAGATCGCAAGCCATGTCGCATACGCAGCAGATATTGTAGACAGGCCTAATTGACGAGACTTTAGGACTATGTTAAAGCGTTGCTCTTGAAATGCTTTTACACAATCGTTCTGAAAGTCATACGTATTAAAAGGAATCGTGCCTTTCAGCGGATGCTGGATCTTAGCATAGTTCTTAATGAAATAGATTGGGTCTTTACCGCAAGCGACAATCTCATTGACCTGCTGCTGTTTCGTTAATGGTTTTTCTTGCATTCAATCAACCTACCTCAAAGACAACTTGCTTTCTATAGATTGCAGTTCTCTTGGGGTTATGAACTCCAAAACCAACAATTTCCACTGAATCTGATGATGATACTTCTTTCAGCTTTAGAGCCTTGGAGGTCTTTTCTTTGTAAGAGTTCTTGACTGCATCAAGCACAGCTTTAATGTTATGAGAAGAAGCTTCAACCTCGCGTAACTTGACCTGTAACATCTGTCTTTCAGAGGCAAAGTTAACGATTGTTTGATATGAGACAGACAACATGTCAGGTCCGATCATTCTCATCTTCACGGAAAATGAATTGACGATCGGCGCGGCTGATCTTCCCCAGGAAGTATCGATGGCTTGGCCTAAAGCATTATAATCTAATTCTGGCATGATAGACAGTAATCCTCAGTAACTAAATATTGAGATGGTCTAAAACAACATATTGACGGTCATCTTTTTTCCACCCTTTAACTTTTCGTTGACTTGTTCCTTCGTTGGGCGCCATCCTTCTTTCCATGCAGGTTGATTTGGACGGGCCCAAAAAGTCTCACAATGTTCGCAACATTTAAATTGGTGGTACGACTTTTCATCTGCGGCTGTGCGTAACAGGTATTCACATACTGGACAAGCCAGCGGGATCGTTTCTTTTTCTTGCTCTGGTTTGATGACAAAGAAGCCATCACAATCTTTTATCAACCTATTGTTTAGGTAAGGACGCCACATCATACGTACACCATCTTAGAATCCTTCTCGTTCTTAGTGATTTCTAGAATTTGGTCTGCAACGTCTTTGATTCCGTCGACATGAGTTATGACCAGTATGATCCTAAAAAATTTCTTTAAGCTTATCAATAGACGATTGCAAGCCTCGACTCCAGCATCATCCAACGTTCCGAATCCTTCATCTATGATGAACATATCAGGCTTTGACAATGAAGATATGTTGATCAATGCGACCCTTAGCGCAATTGATGCAATGGTCTTCTCCATTCCTGAACACAACTCGATGATTCGTCTCGAATCTCCATAGTTGATGTAGATCTCTGATGCATCTGACTCATCATCATTCTCGAGCTCAACAGAAAAATCGACGATACCATGTAGAATCTTTGCTATCTCTGCATTGATCAATGGCAATTGTGACCTTGTGATGATCAGCGGGATTCCTTTCTTCGAAAAAGCATTGCTGATTATCTCATAGATTTTCATCTCTTTTAAAAGCTTGTCTCGAGATGCTCTTTCAGAATCTAACTTCTCAATCTCTGACAACAGACGTCCTCGTTGCGTGGCCAGCGTGATCTTTGCCTCATCCCATTCCTTGGTTGATCTAGACAATGATTCTATTTTTGACCTAAGAGAAACAACCTCTGAATTTTCGTCATTTTTTAAAGCATCCTGGAGGTCGATTAGTTTTTGCTCTGCATCTTTGACTGATTGAGTCAAAGAATCACAAGACGACCTGTTTTTCTCAATCTCTGTTTCTTTCTTTGAGATCTCTAGTTTCAACTTTGATGATAGTGAGGTTGCCTTCTCAAGTCTAGACAACTTTGCCACCAACGAATCCTTGTTTAACTTCTCTAAAGAAGCCTTTAGATCGTTTAACTTCTTCAACGTTAATGAAACCTTTTCTAATTGAGAACCAACCTTTGACTTATCTATGTGAGCATCCTTAATGAACTTGCATGCTGGATACTCATCCCCACACGGCACGTCATCAAGGATTTTCAAAGACTTTTGCTGAGACTTCAGCAGAGTCGATTCTTTGTCATACAGGTGTTGTAGATCAACGACGGATTTTTCAAGAGCATCAATGGCAGAGAGCTTGCTCTTTAGTTCTTCGGCATCATCAGATGATTCAATGTCTTCAACAGTGACTAATTTGTCTCTTAGAGACTTTATCTCCACGTTCAAAGACTCGATCTTAGAGCAACAGTCAGAACACTGAAGTCTCAATGTCATGATCTTTTGTTCTTGAGTTTTGACGTCTGATGGAGTCACTGCCTTGTGGCTTTGATGAGACGACAACTGAGACCTTAGGTCAGAAGATTGCGTTTGGGCATCTGAGATTTTTGATGCCAGATCATCAATCTGATCTGATAGGTCTAGGACTTTTTGACCGTGAGTCAACAACATGTCATCCCAGTTTCTATCAGGAAAGTTCTTCAACTGAGATTTGTACCCGCTTAAGTCTTTGCTCGCGGTATCACACATCTTATCAAAGACGTCTAGGCCTAGAAACCTGGATAGTATTGCCCTACGCTTTGTTGATCCTTGATTGATGAACGCGTTGATGTCACCTTGAGATGATAGAGCAGTCATCGAAAAATCTTCATGAGATCCGACCAATCCTCTGATTGCCTTTTCGGTTCCTGTCCTCAGATCATCGCACAGGTCATCGAGATCTCCTTCTTCATTCATTCTAAAGAAATTCAAAGAAGTAGAAGCAGTCGTCACGCCACGTTTGTTGATCGACTTAGTTGTTTGTCTCTCTGCGATGTAGACTTTGCTATTGTGGTTAAACACGGCGCGAGCATAGCAGTGATGTTTTCTAATGTTGCAAACGTGTAGATTTTTTAAAGAACCCCTGTCCGTCGTGTTGAATAGAGCATATGCCAGAGTACCGACAATGGAAGACTTTCCTGTTCGGTTTGGACCGAATATTCCTACGATACCATTCAGCTTAGTAAAATCAATCTCATTGTCTTCACCATAGGAAAAAGTATTGTCCCATTTGAGATGTCTCAACGACCACTTGGATCCCTTGACGTAATCTTCTGATGATGTGACTGCAAACATGTACTTCTTGATTTGATTCGTCATGACGTCCCAATCGACGTCAACATTCCCATTCTCTTTGCAGTATGTCTGTATTAGGCTCAAGATGACGTCATGAGATCCTAGGTCTGATTTTGCTATCGTTGTTGATCCTGCCTTAATCTTCTCACTTTCGGCACGATACTCAGATTTGAATGTCACTTCAGTTGCAGAGAATGTCGACTTTAGCGTCTCATTCAAAAAGCTGACATCATCCTGGTTTAATTCTAATTGTGATTTGATCCTAAACCTAGATTGCTTGGGATAGTTCCTTGCTTCCTTTAAGAAATCTTCTTGCGATCCTGTCCACTGTAACGTCACATAAGGTTTTGGATTTGGAAGCTTATTGAATGCTACGTTCCACGTTGACTCATCAACAATATCCCATAGCAGGTATCCATGATCCAACTCTTCTGCATAGTTTTGTTGAATGGGAGTTCCTGGGTATGATATCCACGGTTTCTTTTCTCCAGATGAAGTCTCTCTATATCCTAGATGCTGCATCTGATGAATATCGCCTAAGAAAACAAAGGGATAGTCTTTAAAAAACTCTACCTTCGTTTGCGCATCATCAAGCTCCCAGCCAGACTCTGTCACGGATCCGTACATCGCACCGTGATAACATGCAATGTTGAGTTTTCCTGCTACAGGTTTGACGTTCTTCCAGCCATCTTCATCAAAGAGGCTGTAGACACACCAGTTATATCCAGGATGAAACTCATACACTCCACTTTTTTTATATAAGTGAATCCTTGGATTATTCAACGCAGTCACAATGGGAGAGACTGCGTCTTGACGAGTTAGATTGACTAGGTTACCATCATGGTTGCCTAACGTCATGTGAACATGAGCAACCTCAGCCATTGACTCAAGCCACCACGTCAAAAAATCTATGTACTCAGGAGAGATACCTGTAGTCTTCGTGTGAAAGATATCACCACCGATGAAGATGTGATCAACGTTTTTCTTCTTACAATCGTTAATGAACGCAGTGAACACTTCGCGGTATTCATCATGACGCGAAAGAGAGCGAATGTGAACGTCTGCAGTATGTGCAATTCGAACCATTAAACAACCAATCTACAACAATTGAACGCAGTGTTCAATGACTAATCAAAACCTGAAACTTGATGAAACGAACTTATCAAGTTTGGTCAAAAACCTATCTTCCCAATACAACGGCTTTGCCTCAGACAAGGCTTTTTCAAACTCGGCCTTCGACATGCTTCCTGGATCACCCCAAGGTCTAACGTCGACGACAACTACGTCTATGTCGTATTCTTGAAGCTTTTTTACTATCTTAGGGGTTTTCTTACTCCACATGTCACCATCAAGCGCTAACGCTACAGGCGTGTTGTGAAGCAAGATCTTGTTGAAGATCTCATGACGTTCATCTAGATCAGAACCTAAAAGTGCAGTAGAATTTTCAGGACACTTTACCATATCAAAAGGACCTTCGCACAAGGTCATTCGTTTGGTCCAATCTAAATTTATCTCATTAAACACGATGGGATTCTTGTCGACATCTGGGTTGTCATATTTTGGTTTTCTATCCTTATCGATTGCTCTTGCAACAAAGTAATTCAATTCACCTGACGCATCAAAGGACGGCATGATGACTCTACGTTTCCACCGCGGTTCATCAGAAATTCCAAATTTGTAATACCACGCATCACGGTCGAACAACCCCCTAGAGTAGACATACCTCCATGCAGCCTTGACGTCAGGATCCATGTCATTTGCTAAGGTCAATAACCTAAAATCGTTAGGGAGCTGGGCCTTTTGTTCTTTTTCGACTTGTACTGTGATGAGAGATGTTTTGCCGTCCAGCCCC